GAAGGGCGCGTTTTTTGTTACGTTTACGACTACGGCGTTGCGGCGGTTCGTGTTGGATTGGACGGACCTTATAAAATTGCCCGCTTTGATTAGATAAACCGCCACTATATAACAACCCACCGGCCCGCCATTGCGCGGGCCTTTTTCGTTCAATACTTTACTTTCTATAAAGTTATATATAAGTAGATACATAAGGCAGGCATCCCGCCCGCCGATATGGAGTTAAAAAACATGATCGATCTAAAATCAAACCTTGACCGTTTAGAAGACAGCGCATCAACCTTTTATAAGCGCGGCGGCAACGACGGCGCATCAACCGCCCTTTCATCCGGGGACGCTTTGCAAACCGCAAGTGACATCCGCGGCGCTGTTATGGATATTCAAAACTTGCGTGACTATGCCGAGCGACTAGAGCGCAACAACAATCAAATGTCGTGCGAGCTAAACGACCTCACCAACCAACGCAAAGGGATTGCGTCCGCTTTACTTGCCGCCGTTTCCCCAGACCTCGATCGTCGTATTGATGAACATGTCAAAACCGCCTTCAATAAAAACGAACGACTGGACGCTTTTGAAGCTCGCCTTGAAGGGGTCGAGCATTTCAAAGATGATATGACCACCGATGATATATCAGGCCTTGAGCAAATGATTGATGATCGAATTGAAACCGCCGCATGCGATAATGATCGGGATGATGAGACCCGCGACACAGTGCGCGACATGATCCGCGACGGTGACATTGTGGTGTCAATCGACGTTTCATAGCCTACCCTACCTGACAACACCGGCCCGCCATTGTGCGGGCCTTTTTTGTGGCTGCAATAAACAGTTAATTAGGGCGGGCCGCGCCGCTCGAACGTATGGCCAAACCTACCGGGACGCGATCCGCGGGCACTGGGTGGCGATCCCAGCCGGTGGAAATTATCGCCCGGGACGCGATCCGCTGCCCTTGCATCCCCAGCCGGTGAAAATTAAATCGCGCACAGTTCGGCAAGGTCGACGATCCGCGGGCCGCGATCCGATGCCCGGGACATCCCAGCCGGTGCCAGTAAACCCCGGAAAATTGGCTAGGGTCCCTCGCACAATTGAGGCTATTTACGCGGAAAAATCACCTAAAAACACGCGCCGAGCGCGACGGCCCCGGGCTTCTACTAACGGGAGCATGAGCCATGTTTCTCGCAAATATTCATCGGGTATTTCCAACGGAGGTTAACTGTCTTATAATAGCGTTTAAAATCGCATACATTTCGCGGATTGTTTCACGTGAAACATTTTAAAATCTGCGTGTCAAAAGTTACAAGGGCCCCCTATGAGTTCAGCTAATTCTATGATCCTAGAAGAGAAAAAATTAAAACTTGAGCTAAGACTTGCGCAGCTTGAAAAGAACGAGATGTGCCAAAAAGATTTTCTAACTTTCGTGAAGACTGTCTGGCCAGAATTTATCGCGGGCCGTCATCATAAAATCATTGCTGATAAGTTAGAGCGCGTGGCCCGTGGGGAGTTGAAGCGTTTAATTATTAACATGGCTCCGCGGCACACGAAGAGTGAGTTTGCGTCCTTTTTGTTTCCTGCGTGGATGATGGGCCAGAACCCGAGTATGAAGATCATTCAGGCGACACACACGACTGAGTTGGCGGTTAACTTTGGCCGTAAGACGAAGAACTTGATTGAGAGCGACGAGTTCAAGGAGGTGTTTCCGGGCGTTAAGTTAGCTGCGGACAGTAAGGCCAGTGGGCGGTGGGACACGAGCAACGGCGGGATGTACTATGCTGTTGGGGTTGGTTCGAACTTAGCTGGTCGTGGTGGTGACTTAGTGATTATTGATGACCCGCACTCGGAGCAGACTGCGATGAGCAACACTGGTTTTGAGGATGCTTGGGATTGGTATACTGGGGGTCCCCGGCAGCGTTTACAGCCGGGTGGTTCGATTGTTTTGGTGCAGACCCGGTGGTCAGAGAAGGACATGACGGGTCAGCTTTTGAAGGCGCAGGCAAAAAATCCATTAGCGGATCAGTGGGAGGTTGTTGAGTTACCTGCTATTTTTGAGGACGGGACTCCATGTTGGCCTGAGTATTGGAGTTTGGGGGATTTAACTTCTGTTAAGGAGTCTATTCCACCGAGCAAGTGGAACGCTCAGTACCAGCAAAATCCTACTGGTGAGGAGAATGCTATCATCCGCCGAGAGCAGTGGCGGTGTTGGGAGAAGGAGAAGATACCTCATTTGGAGTATGTTATTCAGAGTTACGATACGGCGTTTAGTAAGAAGCAGACTGCGGATTACAGTGCGATTACGACGTGGGGGGTGTTTTATCCTAACGAGGGGGGCAGTGGTCCTAATTTAATTTTGTTAGACAGTCAGAAGGGGCGGTGGGATTTTCCGGAATTAAAGCAGATTGCTTTGGATAATTATAAATTTTGGGAACCTGACACGGTTATTGTTGAGGCGAAGGCTTCAGGGACCCCTTTGACGCAGGAATTACGAAACATGGGTATTCCTGTTGTAAACTTTACTCCGTCGCGTGGAAACGATAAGGTAACCAGAGTACACAGTGTTTCGCCATTATTTGAGGCGGGCATGGTTTGGGCCCCAGACGAGACTTGGGCTGACGAGTTAATAGAAGAGGTCGCGGCCTTCCCAAACGGGGAGAATGATGACTTAGTTGATAGTATGACACAGGCACTTATGCGCTATAGACAAGGAAATTTTGTTCAATTGCCAACAGATGACTGGGAAGATGAGCAAAACTCTGTTAGAGTGGCGGCGTATTACTAGGCGAAGGGCATGGACATGAGAAACTCTGCGGTAAATTTAGGGTCTGGCGGTTACGATATTCGTTACATGCAGGAGGGTGGCATGCCTTTGTCATCTAGTCTTCGACCCCGGCTTCGCCCAGAGAACCTTAGAGGTCCGGGTCCCGGGATGATAAGCCCCACTCCTGAATTTACAGAAATGTATCCTGACGATACTCGAAAAACTATTTTTCAAATGGACGCTGAACGACGGTTTGCGGAAGAGCGCGGGGTGTCACCAAACATGTTGCCTTATATTATGGGAAGCGATTTTGGTGACAGCGAGGGTCAAGGAACTCGAAAAACTATTTTTGAGATGGATCAAGAGAGACTTCGGAAAGACAAAGTTTTTGAAGAAAGAGGTATGGGATCGGTTTTGTATGACGCTGTTTTTGGAGGTCTTGATACAAAGGGTATCTCTAAGTCTGCTCGTCCGGGCAGTGAGCGCTACGAAGAATTTTATGTTGAGGGTCAGCCGGACTTTCAAGACCAGCTTATAGAACAGTTTGATTACCCCTACGTCGAGGACCCCGAAACAGGGGATTTGATTATTCCTACGGACCCGGAGCTTTACTCTGAGAAAGAGCGCACGGAGCGCACTCGTGTAGACATGCCTGCTTACCAAGAGATAGAAGATGCACGGGGCCACATGCTTGGTTCTGCGCTTTTGTCCAAGGAGTACGGCCCTAAGACCGCGGCCAAAGTAGGTGGTATTGGTGAGATTATGGACTTTGCTCTTAGTGGTTCTAACCGCCGCGACGTGGACATGGACACGCGCAATAACGCTATTGGCCGACAGATATTTATGAAAGCTGGTATTGACGCAACTCCGCAGGAGATTACGCGATTAGTTGACGCGGAAATATTTAAGCAGTTAGATGTGATAATGGGACGCTCGGAGGATGAGCAGGGCGCGGTTGCCGAGGATCAGCCTCGTGCCCCCGCTAATTTTAAGTCACCGCCCACGGGCCCTGATGTTTTCTTCCCTCGTGATGAAGAGGGTTTTTATGATACGAAACGCGATGGGTATAAGCAATACTTAGACTAAATCGCATAGGAGAGATGAATGGCCGAAGAGAAAAATGGGTACTCAGGTAGCTTAATGGATACTGGGGTCCCTTCCCAGTTTACCGACGAAGAGTTATCGGCTGAGTTAGAGATTGAGCTTCCTGATTCCCAAAACAATGTCGTAGCTATGATTGAAGCGGATGGCATTGGTGAAATTGGCATTACTCCTACCGAAGACGGTGGTGTTGAGATTGACTTTGAACCGGGCGACCAGCGCGGCGAAAGCACTGAGTTTGACGCGAACCTTGCCGAAGAGATGCCTGACCGCGAGTTGTCACGCATTTCCAGCGAGATGTTAGCTGAGTACGATGCGAACAAGGCAAGTCGCCAAGAGTGGGAAGATGCGTATGCAAACGGCTTAGATTTGCTAGGCTTTAACTATGAGGAGCGCACACAGCCCTTCAGAGGGGCCACAGGGGTCACTCACCCGTTATTAGCTGAAGCAGCCACCCAGTTCCAAGCGCAGGCGTTTAACGAGCTTCTACCGTCATCGGGTCCTGTCCGCACTGTTGTGTTGGGCAAGGAAACTCGGGCCAAGGCGGCACAGGGTCAGCGCGTCCGTCAGTTTATGAATTACTACATCACTAATGTGATGGAAGATTACACGCCAGACATGGATCAAATGTTGTT